CTCGTTCAAATGTTTTTCTAAATATCTCTACTGCTTTATCTTCTTCTGATCTATTAACACTAAAGAATGGTCTACTTTGATCGTTAAAAAATGCTTTTATATTTTGTGTTCTATTCGGAAAGAACACCTGACCTTTAGTTGATGATAGTTTTTTAAAACTCATATTGCCTAACATCTGACCAGTAAAGAATAGATTAGGTGTTAATGAAGCACCTCGTTCTGCTCTTTTCTTAGCATAGCCTTTAGAATATCTTTTAAATCCACCACCATTAACACTCTTGCCTTGTCTAGTACGATCTTTAATAGCGTTCTGTATAAATACCGAAGCTCTAGCAATACCTTTAGCACTAGCACTTGGTACTTTTCTTTTAATCTTATCTAATGCACCTTTAACCGCAGTAACATTAACTTGTAGATTAACTGTTACCACTATCTAACCAATCTTAATGCGTGTACTGCAACTTTTTCAGCGTTAGTAATTGTGCTGTCGTCATTAGCATCATACTCAACACCATCTCTTAGTATATCTGCAAATTCATCTTCATACATAGTTCGGTAATAAGATCCCATTTGTTGAAATCTATCTTCATCACCTTGTGAATTAAACTTAGTTAATGCAGGGCAAATATAATACCCTAATGTTCTGTAAACTGTTGCTCTTGTCCATTGTGTGTCAGTTAGTAATGTTAAATCAATCTCTATACCACCTGCATAACTTCTATTTCTTGATTGGTTACTGTGATAAACTGACCACCATTTATTTCTAATATCTCTTTGTACATCTGCAATAGCTTGAGTTACAAATGCGTCTTGCTCACCTGTCGATAAACCCATATCACCTATATCAGGCTGATATATAATTAAACTGCTTCTTGTTGCAAATGCCATAATAAATTCCTTGTTATATTAAAGAGGGGGCAAAATGCCCCCTCCATTGATCAATCCAATTAGGATTAAAGTATGCTAGAATCAGCTAGTACTTCAATTCCATATGAATCGTGTAGTTCACCTACGCCATAAACGGCAGTAGCGACAATTTCAGTTCCTCTAATTGAAGCGTCTCTTTGCGTTTCAATTTTTAGATCTTGAAGCATTGCGATACCTAATGCGTCTTTATGGAATAAACCACCTTTAAAGTCTCCACCAGTTCCAGTGTTAGCCATATTGGAAGTTTCATAAACACTTACACCTGCAAGTTGTCCGACATAACCTGATCTTAATGCTTCGTTAGCTAGATCTGTTGGGTTAGGGTTTGCAAATGTATTAGTTAGGTTTGCTTTTAAGTCATAAGCTACAGCAGGGTGTAGCACACAAGACATATCGTTGCTTGGTACACCTGATTGTTTTAGCTTAGATACTGCTTCAAAGATTTTTGCAACAGTGATAGCCGCATCAGCCGCACCTACTGCACCTGAAAAGCCATCAAATAAAGCAGTTAGATCAGTGTCAATTTTTTTAGCGATTGCTTCACCAAATAATTTTCCTAGATCTCTTACCACATCTGATTCAGATACGTTTAAAGCCATATCTGTAACAGTTGTCATAATTCCAACTTCACTTACAGTTAAGTCTGCTTTAGAAGTTGATACTGCTGTGTTACCTAAGTCAGTTGCTTCTGCAACAGCCGCCGCAGTAACAGTTGGGTAGATTGGCACTTGTAGCACTTTACCTGAATTTCTAGGCATAGTGTAGTTTCTTACAAGACCTCGCATAATAGAAGTTTCTGAAGCTACAAATAGAGCCTCAGCAACCATAGGCGAGATCAAATCATCTAATGTAGATGTTGTTGATTCGTTTGACATAATAATTTCTCCTTAATGTCTGTTGTTAGTAATTTTTTAATAATTTTTCCTTACGATATTCAGCGTACTTTGCTTTATCTTCAGGATTATTCATATTTAGTTCCGCCAAGTTCAAAGGTTTGGGCGTATCACCACCAACACTCGATCTAGAACCTGCACCGCTAGGCGTTGCAACTCTAAAGTGAGGGTTGTCATCTAAAAATTGTCCAACATATTCGTTAATGCTTAATAGTTCACCTTTATCATTATACATTGGTGCATTATTCTCACCGATAATTTCAGGTTTACCATCTTCACCTAATTGAACTTTATTTTTTAGCAAATTAACAACTTGTTCAGGTTTAATAGCTTGATATTCACTAGCCACCTTAATCAATGCGTCATCAATTCGTACTTTTTGTAACTCGGCTTTATATTGCGAGATCTCTGCTTCTTTTTTAGAAACAGTTTCCTTTAATACTTTATCAAATTCACCTCGTTGTTTTTGCATATCTAACTCTTTAGCTTCTTTTTCTTCTAAGAGTTGTCTTGCTTCGTCAGGGTCAATGCCATTAAATCTTTTTTCAATTTTAGCTCGTTCCCTTGCAAGTCGCTTTTCAAGTATCTTATCAAATTCCGATTGAGGAACCATTTTTTCTTGTGTTTCAACTTCCTGTTTTGTTTCTAGAGATTCAGTATTCTCGATCTCCGTTTTTTGCTCGTCAGCCATAGTAGTATTCTCCTATATTATAAGATTGCCATTGTTATCATACCAATCAGGATCGGTAGGTTGTAGATGGTGTCGGCAATTATATCCACCTCTACTTGTGAAAGGATCAGTCGTAGACTTACCTTTCCAAATCTCTGAACTCCACTTATCTCTAAGTTCTTGTTCAGAAAATATTTTACCTCTATTATTTATACAAAATGGTCTACTATCACCAATTATATCTCCATAATATAGGTAGTTTGTTAGTCCTGCTTCACCTGCTTTCGCTTTGGTAAACTGACCATCAAATTCCATTAAACTGTCGTGTGCTAATTGCTTTGCGTATCTTCTCATATTATTTCCAACACGATCTGCACCATAAAATGTGTGTAATCGTTCTATCGCTTTCGCTTTGGCAACTTCATCTGTGGTAGAGGCGACAAACTCTACTAATTCATTAATCTCATCAACATCAGCTTTGATATATACGCCATTTATTCTTTGCTGTAATGTCTTAACAGTATCATTAAGTGATTTGCCTGTTATTGTCGAGCTATATATTTCATCAGCTAATGCATTTACTGTTTCAGCGCCTACAGTTAAAAATCCGTTAAACTTAACACGCTTTAAATTAGTTATAGTCTCAATATCTAATTCAGTAAGTGTTTTAAACTTAGCAGGTATCGGTAGCACTTTCATATTCTCTACAATACGCTTTGCCACTCTATCGTATTCTCTTACAGTACCATCAGCCCATAAGGTGTAATGTTTATCGATTGCTTGTTTAAGTTTAGGTCTAATCTCAACAGCTAATCTAGCCTCAAATAGTTTACCCTCTCTTATAGGTAATTCACTTGCTATCTTAACAACTTCTTTTTCAAGATTTTCAAGAGCTATGTTTAACCTTTGGGTGTGTAATAACTCAATATCATCAACAAGGTTTTCTCTTAGCTGTGCAAGTTCTTCTATTTTATCCATTATCTTCTTTATCTAAATGTTTCCAAAATTCGTCTAATGCATTGTGTTCGCAGTTAGCACATTTACAAGTTACACATACACCATTATTACCACAATGACATTCGTGTTCGCAATGTTTACATTGCATATTAATTACTTAATAACGGATTGTCGTTAGCGACCTGTACTTCTCTAATTTTAGCTTCTAGGTATTCAATAGCCTTACCATTAATCTTAATGTCAGCCTTGTTACCCTCTATTGATTTATTAACCTCAGTTAGATCAACTTCACTACTAATAACATATTCTCTATCTTCTAATTGGGCTATGCGATTATTAAACTCACCGAAAGCCATAAATCCTGCACCGATACCACCTATAACTCCTAAGAGTGCGGCATAGCTACTTAACTTAGATACCATTCCTTGCATTGATTAACTCCCTTAATTCATTGTATTTAGTATTAACTTCTGTCTTAGCGTTGTTTAATTCTATCGTGTGTTTAACAACAGGATCATCAGCGCTAAGTGAAACTTGTTTAGTATATATATCTCTATCATAACCAACTAAGGCTATTTGATTAAAGAAATCTTTATTGCCATCAGGCAACTGCTCAATATTAAATATAGCTTGATTAATATTAGCGTAACTAGAAATATCAACTTGATTAGCTTTCATTTCTCTACTAACCAACTCACTAACTACTGTAAGTGTTGCTTCTATTTTTTGTAATTCGTTATCTATCTTGCTATCTATATATTCTTCCATTGCAACCATCTTAGGATTTACCTCAGTAGTTTCTTCTACTGTTTCCTCTGCTACCTCTACTTCTTCTTCTTTAACTTCTTCTTCGACAGCTTCTTCTTCAATAATTTCTTCTTCAATGGTTTCTTCTTTGATTTCTTCTGTGCTTTCGTCTGACATTGGCACTGCGGATTCTTCTTGCACGGGCATCGTTTCTTCTCCAACAACTTCTCCATTATCCAATTCAGGTTCTTGCTCAA